CTTCCATCTGTGGGTTAACAGCTTGTCCAAGTGCTTTATCGTATGCCGCTTCAGCACCTTCAAATCCTGGTATCAAACTAGCAGCACCAAATAGTGCCTTTCTACCAATTTGTTTTACAGCGTCACCACCGACACTACCCATTGATTTTAATTTCTCTACAAATCCTTTTGTATCTCTAAAGTCACCTATTCCTTGTCCTATTAGACCAGCGATACCAGTGGCAGGCGTATCGTATGTAGCGCCATAGTTAAACTTCAATGAAGCAGCTGGTGTGTATAATATTATACTATCACTTATATAACTATGTGATGGTGTCTTTTCATTTAGTCCTGATTTAGGATTTATTTTTCTTGCTTCAGCAAACTTTCTAGCTTTGATTTGACTAACAGACTTACCTTGATTATTAAATCCTGTTTCACCAACTAGATTATTTGAATTAGTAGCAATCTTATTACTATTAAAATTAGTTGATTTGAATTTTGATGAGTTGTGCATTATGACATCAAATATTACATAATGTCCTTCCCCTAAATTTGCTGTTTCTTGTGGATAAAATACTGTACCATATGAATATGGATTCTCTTTCATATGTGATGTTGGATTAATATTTTCTATCTCTAAAGGTGACTTGTTTAGTAGTTTAGCCGCAACCTTAGTAGATTGTGATTGACCACTAACTAAATTACTTGCCATACTACCAATAGAATTAGTAATAGTGTTGGCAATTGCCCCTTTTATTATGTTTGAAACCTTACTTGTAAAAGCCATCTAAATATCCTTGTAATGAATATATTTATAACACCATGAGGAAATCATATCAAGGTTTATATCGCCCATCAAACCCTAAAAAATATGTGGGTGACCCATCTAAAATTGTGTATCGTTCACTCTTAGAGCGTAAGTTTATGCTACATTGTGACCGTAATCCAGACATAATTAATTGGGCTAGTGAAGAATTATCTATCAGATATTTTAATCCTATTGATAAAAAGTACCATAGATACTATCCTGATTTCATTGTGAAGACTATTAAAGACAAAAAGTTTATCATAGAGATTAAACCATCTCGTCAATGTAAACCACCTAAGCCTACTAAAAAGAAAACTAAAGCATATATGCGTGAGAGTTTTGAGTATGTAAAAAATCAAGCTAAATGGAAAGCAGCACAATCATATTGTGATGATAATAATGCCATATTTAAATTGATTACTGAGAAAGATTTAGGGCCTTATTGATTAAGGCATTGCATTACTTAGATTAATAAAAGTATCGTCAACATTCTTATTTTGTACAAATCCTACAACACTAGTACCACTAGAGCTTACATTTGATTGATTAGTATTATTTAATATTACAGGTGGAACTTCACCAGTATCATACATCTTACTTTGTTTCTGTGATTGGAATAAAGTTTTAGCAGTTGACGCATCACCTGTTCCAGTTTCGCCTGTTCCTCTTAATTGGTCTCCAACAACTTGTCTATTCATTAGTATAGCTGATTGGGTACCTTTGTCATAAACAATATTAGATTGTTCATTACCCATACCTGCGTTATCGCTAAATCCATTATCTTGTTCTCTTATTGGTTCTAAGAATCCACCTTTATCTACAAATCCACTTTTTGTATTTACTTCACCAGCATCAGAATATTCTTCTGCACCTTTTTTAATTCTTTCTTGTTTCTCTCCTTCTTCTCTTTCTTTTTTCATAGAAGAAGTTTCAAGCAAACCTATATTGACACCTGGTATCTTGTTAATAAGTTTGATAACAGCATTTATCATTGTCTTGTAAAAATCTGTGTACATAGTAAATACTTTTGTCAAACCTTTCATAATAAAACCTGGAATACCAACTATGAATTTACCAATAGCTTTAATTTGATCTCTAAAGTAATATATGCTAGCGAGTACACCAACGATTGCAATACCTATCAATACTTTAGTTGACATAAAGAATTTACCTATAGCCATTATACCCTTTTTAAAACTTTTTAAACCTTTCATCAAACCACCATCAGCAAAAAACTTACCAATCTTCATAATGTCTTTACCAAGGTCACCTATTGACATAAACGCATCACCAACAGCAACAAATGGTGCTTTTAATTCTTCGTAAAATGTACTAGTAGGTCCTAAATTCATATCACCATCACCTGATAATGGTGTCAATATTTTTTCTTCTGCTTGTAGTTTTAACTTGTCAGCTTGTATTTGTTTCTCACCTTCTACTATTTCTTTCTTATCTTCGTTAGAAAGTTTTTCTTTCAATAACAATTCGTCCATTCTAGCAATAATCTGTTTCTCTCTATCACTCGCTAGTTCCTTATTTTTTTCTAATAAGTCTGTTCTGTCTGCTATTTCTTTTTTAGTAAGTATGTGAGTTTCATACATAAACTCTCTACCTTGTTTATCAGCTTTAACCTCAGCAACTATATTACTTGATCTAAGTGCTTCTACTTCAGCAATCTTAGTATCTCTTTGTTCTTGCGTTTCTTTTAATGTTTTTGCTAGACCAGAATTAAAATCTTTTAAATCAACACCTAATTTATCTAAAACATTTTCTGTTTTCATTAGTGCAGTTTCAAATCTATCAATACTACCACTCTCAGCATCTTTTGCTATTTGTGTAGCAATAGTTCTTACTTCAGTTGGTGATATGATAGTTTTGTTTCCAGCAGACACTGTCGCCATTACAGACGACACTGCTGTTTTCATTATGTTTTTTAATTCTGTTTCTGTTATCATTAGTCTTTATTTTTTACTTTAGATGGTTTACCGTTTACATATATCGCAAACCAACCAGCGCCTGCACCAACTACAACAGATACTAAACCTGCTTGTGCGTTGTTAGGTGCTTCTAGTGCCATAAACCAAGTTATAACTTCCATGAAAGCATAAGCATATGCTATCATCATAAGTCTTGGTACTGCTCTCCAATTAGAAAGTAATTCAGGTATTTCTACCTCTATAAAATGCCATAATTGTTTTATGCCATATTTAATACCAGACCAACCTGATCCAAATATATTTTTAATTTTTTGTATCATTTATTCTCCCTAGATCGTCTTTCGTTTTCTTCTTTAATATGATTAATTAGCATTTGAACATATATATCTCGTTCCCAAGGCAACATATTCTCTACTTCACTTAAACTATATTTATGATGATGTAATAACGCAAAATTGACTTCAAAATAGGCCTCTAGGCTATTATGGGCGAGGCAGATTCGAAAAAATCGTTAAGTCCAGTTAAAGTGACTTTACTTTTCACTTTTGTTGTAGGGTTAGTCACTTCAAATTCGTGTCTAACTCTAGGCATCGTGTCAAAAAATTTCTTAATTTTAGCAAAGCTTTCTTGCGATAAACTTTCAAAAAACTCTTTAATTTCTTTTGTCGTACTGTCCTTTGCTGGATATATTTTTTCGCCCTCAAATATGTGATCAACGCAAGTGGCTAACATATTAAATACTTGTTCCATATTAGCGTTGTCTATATTTGTGCCTGACTTTAATACCTGCATCGTTGGATACTTCATCACTACACCTAATTTTCTACTTTCGTCCACAACAATTTTATTTGAGTGGTCATCATCTACTTGTACATTTACTTTTGTTAAGTCAATCTCAACATCAGCATAAGTCTTTTTGTCATCTGGACATAAAACTTTAAACTTTGATACTTCGCCTACCGACTTTGCTCTTATGTTTAAAAAGATATATTCTAAATCAAACATAGGTAAGGTTTCTACATCTAAAGAATTAAAAGTACAAGTATTAACTATTTGTTTTGTTGCTTCATAAATCTCAGCTTCTTTTTGAGATTCCATAGCCATTAGTAATATCTTTTCTTCTTTTACTAAAAACGGTCTATACTTTACTTTAATGTCTTGCGATGGTAAAGTCAATTCATATTGTGGTGCTTCCACTTTTGGCAATGCCATAATTTACTCCTTTATTATATTATAAATTTAACGGTGGTATCTTAAATGGTGGGAATACTCTACCACCAGTTATTCTACCTATTGGCGCTCTTCTTCTTAAATCGTTAAGAACATCACGCCCAGCTCTTCTCAATTCCGGTGGTAGTCTTCCTAATAATCCACCAAATAGTCCACCTGCTGTTTTCACAGTCGGTGCACCAAATTCTGATTGTCCTAATTCTATTTGACCTGCTTTGTCAATAAAGTAATTAACCCAATATCTAAATCCAAATGTCACTTGAAATGTTTGTACATTATTTGTTTCATGTGAAAATTCAACTGCACTAATATTTTTTGGATAACAATCAAATAATTTAACTGCATATGTGACATCATCACGCTCTTGTCTGCTAGCAAAACTTCCTAACGCAAATATATTCATATCAGATACATAATTGTCGTAATAGTTTTTGTTAAATGATTGTGTACTAAATGCTGCTTGTTGCCATAACTCAAAATATGATCTTTCTCTCATAAACTTATCTAAGTAAAAAGTTGCAGTTATATCTGATGAGTTAAAATCTACTACATGGTTTCTAGCAGGTGCATTTCCATGTCTAACTTCTTTTGTCACTACTTCTCTATTTGGCATAGATATTTCAGCACAAAATGCTCTAACTCTTTTACCATTCGCATTGTGTACTGCTTGTAGTTCTTCTGATAATTTAAATGACTCTAAACCTTCTCCAGTTCCTTTTACTTGAACTGCTGTATCTTCACACCTATACCTCCACCAAAAGATAATCCTCTTGGTAAGAAAAATTCTGTATAAAACCTAGCCTTACGAGCAAATCCTTCTGCCTCATTTACATAAGCTTGAAATCTACCCATAGTAGTTTCAGGATTACCACCAGCTTTTTGTCTTAGTCGTGGGTCTCTTTCCACATTGTCAAGTGATCTATCTCTTGGTAAACCAATTCTTATATCGTATCCACCAATTCTTTTACCACCTCTTAAAATAGCCATTACTTGTCCTTACATTGACATTGTTTAATGCCAAAAATTTTTGATATAATTTTCTTTATTAGTTTCATTAGTATGGTTGCCCTTTTCTAAATTGTTGTACAGGTAGCATTACTGCCAATGCTGCCTCATCAAAATCTACTCTTAAAAAACTTGACCTTACATGGCCAAACAAATATTTCTTAATAGTATTCTTAGCAATACCTACATTCTTAACTCCATCATAGGTTGCATCAATTCTTGTACTCTTTGCCATTCCACCAGTAGCAAATCTTTGTAAATTATTCAATAGACTTATTCTTTGTACCGGTCGTATGTAGTGAAAGTTGATACCCATAAAACCACCTGGTATTGTTTCCAATGGTAATACAAGTGGAAATGTATCATACAAAGGTAAT